TAGGTTTTAATATATCACCATACCAAAAGTCTTCTCTAATATTATATCGAAGTCGTAATTTTTCCATTCCTTCAGGTATAATTTTTGTAATGTCTCTGCCCTCTTCTTTCTTATCTAATTCTTTTCCTTCTATTACAATCCAACCGGGTTTCTCTTCACGTACCATACCAAGATCATCCTTCTGACATAAGAACCTACCATGGTACACTCCATCAAACCAAGACGTAGTACTAATTGGTATCTTTTTTAATCTAGCTCCAAGGAAATGCATGGCATAGAATATTTGTTGTTGTCTTCTAAACTCTATCATCCATTTATGATTTTGTGGGTTCTGGGCGTTTGCATATACAAATCCTACTGTAAAGTTTTCATATTGTATACTTGAGGGTACAACACTACGTTTCTTTAACATTTCAATTATAGTCTCTAACGACTGCGGTTTATCGCCTCTTTCGACTTTAACTGGTTTCATTAATATATTAGTCTGAAACTCGGGCACACCGTTCTTAAAGCCGTCGGCATAGTTTACAGAGACATATGGATCAACTTCAAAGATTACATTATATCCCAGTTCAGTTCTCATTCTTAAAAGGTGTTTACCGCTATCGTAGTCTATATTTTCTCTATCTACTTCAATTTGTCTATAAGTCTTAGTGTTAGTTGGTGCCACTATATATGATCATAGGCACGTTTATATAAGGCTATAACTCTTCTATCTTCTTTAAAGACTGTAAAGACAAATGAACTCTAAATGGCCATTCTATTTTTCTACCATTCTTTTCTATCATCTCATGATAGTCTAGAGGAACATCTACAGTTACTTTACATATTTTAGTTGTATTACCGGGAATTGAAGTTGGATAATCAATATTTTTGATATATTTTCCCTTAGTCGGCTTTGATTCGTTTTCTCCGGTTTTTAAGATTGTAGTGGCAATTATTCGAACATCATCGAGTGGGTGGTAACTACTATTCCTTAATTTGTATTTTAAAGTTTTTTTTTCGCCTTTAAAGAAAGATCGCTCTTTATCAGTCGGTTCAATGATTACTAAGTCCTTAATTGTTCCTTCTATGAATTCTGTATAACCTTTTTCTTTTTTATTCAATTTCTTCCCTTGTAATAACTATATTGTCGTCTTTGTCTCTTGAAAGTGTATTTTTGGTTTTTCTACTTGTTTTCTTCTTTTTTGGTTTCTGTACAACTGGTTTATCGTTTTCAACTTGTGTAGGGAACCATAAGGCTTTATTTTCATGTTCTTTATCATGAATTACATCTTTATCGTCTTGTACAAATTTAACACCTAATACATCACGTACATTTGGTTTTTCAATTATTTCAACACTCTCTGGTTCTTCTGGTTTTGTCATACTTGTTTTTCCCTCTTTCTGACTTTGATTAAAGTTACTTCCCTTAGCTCCGGGTGGTGTTGGATGTCCTTGTGGTGAACCTGTCTCACTTGATGGATTAGTCTTAAATGGTTGTCCTTGTTGTGGTGGTGTTAATTCCTTGTTACCTGTATCACTGTTACCGCGTCCACCTGCTTGCATCGGGGGGTTAACTGGTTTCTTACTAACTTTCCATTCTCCACTGTGAGTACGTTCTACTTCAAAGCCCATCTGTTGATATAGTGAATGGTTCTGTATCTTCTGTGCCTCTATTGTTAATTCTCTTAATTCGTCTGCCTCTTCTCCGGGTTTTAATATAATTCCCCAATCATCTACTCCCATCATATGAGTCAACTTATCAAAGAAATGTTTTGCCAAAAAGTCTTGTGCCCATTTAACCGCCCTGTTTGTAATTGTAACTTGCATACCTTCTTGGTTCCATCCACCGGGCATCTCACCGTAGTACAAAGGTAGTACACCATACATGGCACCAATAATCATTCTTAGTTCTTTTCGTATATCAATAAATTGAAGCTCTTTAAGACTGCCAGTAAAGTCAATCCATTGAGCCATATTTCTTCCTCCCTTTTCGGATTCAACGAGTAGTGGGAAAATTCTGTAAGGATCTTCAGTTGCACGTTGTTCGAGTACGTTCCAAGCTTTCTGAAATGTTTCATAATTACGAGATGCTACAACTAGTAATCCTCTAGGTGGTCTCATCTTGTCAAAGTATTTCTTAATGTATTCATCCATGTGCGTAAGTGACATTGCTTTCTGCCACACAGCATATATAGGGGAGAATCCATAGATTAAACCGGGTTGATACTTTCCAGCTTTCCAAATGATTTCACCTTCTGCGTAAATGACGCGCTTAGGCTGAGGTATTCCAATAGAGTACACACTAGAAACCTCCGTTATAGCTTTGAGTGCTTGTACCGGCACGGGGTGTCTGTCACATGTAGATTTCGTCAAACGTTTATCGCGATGTTCAAAGTGTGGACAGACGTAGACAGGGATCCTCTTATCGTCGAACCCGATTCGGCCATCGGAGTCGGCAATCATGGCAACTTGCGGGGGATCCACACGTAGGATTTCTTTTATCGTTGTACCGTCCCAATCTATTTTACCAGTTCTATCTTCTATGTGATAATTCTTTAACAACAATAAGTACGCGTTATCTGCAACTTCAAGATCTCGTTCTATCTGTCGCATTACGTCTTCAAGAGTTTGGTCGTTGTTATTTACTGCCAAGGTGTATAGCTTTTCTAAAACTTTACGGTGCTCTGGTACGGGGCGGATAAGTTTCTTAGAACCACAACTGTCACACTCTAATATTTCTTTACTCTTTCTTATCTTCATTGCCTTCTGAGGATGTAATAATTCTTTCTTAGGTGATGTCTCTGGTTTATTATCTCCGGGTGATTCTGCATCGTCATCATCTTTAAGTGGTTTAAATTCAAACTCTTTACTACAGTTTTCACATTTGTATTTGAACTTCTCTACAATTTCAAAACTATTCTTAAATGTTTCTCTGTTAAGTGTTTCTATTGGTATACGTAGGGCATCTATCATTGAAGCCAACTCGTACATCATTATAAGTGGAAATGGAAATATTGGCAGCTTGGCACCAGTATCGGTTGCCATATACGGCTGCATGATGGCAGGTCGTGATGTTGTTTGTGTATAACTTTTCGCTACGGGACTTGATTTTGCTACGCCTTTCCATAGACCTGTAAAAATGCTCATCTAATCTATGTAATATGTACAGTGATTTAAGGTTTATTCCGCGTATTCTGAAGAATTACAACACAATTCTTCGACTTTCCTATTATACAGTAACGAGTCCTTCATTTCATGTAAACCTTCTAGTTCAGACTGTGCCTTGATAATCATTTGTTCTATATCCCATAAATTCATAGCCTTAACTACACAGTCCATAATTATACAAGTCGGGGGGTTAATATAAGACTATTAGCTACATTTTTCACAATGGATACAATCACAGTCACAATATGTCTCGTCGCAGTCTATACAACCACATTCGCACAGATCGTCTTTACCGTATTCACTTGTCGGACTCGGACTCGATGCCATACTCAGGTAAAACCTCTTTTTTAGCTTGTAACATCTTTTTTGCCAAGGCAGCTTTTCTTTCTAGGTTCTTCTGTGTTTGTTGAACTTGTTTTCCGGGTACAGTTACAGAAGCGATGCCATTTTTACGTTTTAATGCCAAACGCTTCATACTTCCTCTACTCATGACAACACTTACATCCTTTTGCTTTTAAAGATTCGTCTTCTTCATAGAATTTGCCATCTGCCTTCAATACGACCTTTTTACTCTTTTTCTTCATATCTGTTTTAATAACACCTCTCTTTTGGTTGGGTCTTGTTCCTTTTGAAGTTTCTGCAACAATAATAGTCTCTTATTCATCTTACTAGTTAGTCTTCTCTCCTTCCTTTCATTTAACTGTATATATCGAACATGTATGCGTGGATTCTCATCCATCTTTTGTTTATCATCACGTAGTGTATTCAAATCGTTAGTTATTACATCAATCTGGGCTTGTACCTTTGCTTCACCAAATATTTCTTCCATACGTTTATATATAGGTGCCTAAATATAAAAGTAATGCCAGAATCTATGATTACCCCTAAAAATTCAGGACTTGCAAGTGTTGAAGATACTAGGCTGGCAATTAACGATTTAAATTCAGACTTGATTAAAAACCAACGTATTATGCAACAACTAATTAATAGTAATGATCCATTGGCCATACCATACTCAGCCGCATCTGATGCCATGATTAAACAAGTTCAAGAAATTCTTGGTATCCTTAAACGTTCATTACAGGCAATGGGTGGAAGGTAATGAAGTGTGAAGCCTGCGGTAGATATGTTTACTACCGTTTACGAGATTGCTATAACTGCTCAATACAAAAAGAAGCTACTCGTAAAGGCAAACCCCTTGTCCCTGATAAGATTAGGTTTGGTTCTCCGGGCGGCAGTCAACGTAGATGGCAGGTTGAAGAAGATATAAAAAGACGTAGGGCAAACGGAGATACAGATTATATATATCCCGGACGAAAGGCACGTGAAGACTTGAGGCCAAGAGTTGACTGATCTATTTAAAGTGGCACTTATAATATTAGCTAATGTAGTATTTTATGGTGCTCTAAATGCATTGGTATTACATTGACTAGATTTGATAAAAACGATCCTTGGTCTAAGCCAATAGTTATACAAGGTAAATATAATAAATTGATGGCATATGGTTTAGCCTTCATGGGCGTAATGTATATAATCAACTGGATAGCAATAGGTATAGGAGCTTTATTTAATTATGCCAACTGAGATAACTAGCGAACAACAGTTTAAAGAAATTATTGCAAAAGTTGATAAACTAATAGTTGTAGATTTTAATGCAACATGGTGCGGGCCTTGTAAGGCTATGAAACCAGTATTTGAAAAGGCAGAGAAGAATTTTCCCAATGTAAAGTTTCTTACGTTAGATGTAGATAAAGTACAGTCAGTCGCTCAAAGATATTTTATAAAGAGCATACCCGTGTTACTTCTCTTCAAGTTTGGAGAGATAAGGGGTGGAGTAGTCGGTGGTCAAAGTGAAACACAAATTGCAGAGCTGTTAAACAACGAACTTGATCCAAAGAAACCCGATTCCCCAAAAGTAGCCTCAGAGATATAGTGTAGGTTTATATATGGCGTGGATGGGTACTTTAGATAACGTTGAAGAAGATAAGAAAACGAAAGACTCTAAAGAAATCAGTTGGTACAAAAAATCTGTTTTTCAGAGCATTAGGTTCGGCATTTGCGGGGTTACCGATATCCTATGGCCTCAACATTATAGTCTTAATCCCAGTGGTCATGATTATGCGGATAGATTATCCAGACTGGTTAATTGCCGCCGTGGTTGCGATTCCATTCTTTTGGGCATCGGTCGCCCGTATGTACGCGATTGATTACATGTGGTTTAAACATAAGATTAATATTGATCCCCGCGATCTATTAGAACGTTTATATAACGGTATAGAGAAGTACTTTGTAGAGTATGTTATCGAAGGAACAGGTATTGAAAAGGCAACAGGAGATATTCGCAAACTGTCAAAAGCTAGTGGAGAGAAAAGGCGCGGATTACAATCATTCTCAGCAAAATTCTGGGGATACTTTGTTCAATCTAAGAGTAGCGTACCTGTTGGGAGTAGTGGACTCACCGGCAAAGTCAGTTATGATTCGGATACTAGACAAAGTAATGCGTATGATAAGTTTAACAGACCATGACTCAATCATTAAGTCCGAACCAATTCAGGATACCGTCGAAGATATTATTAACTATTCAACCTACTGGTTACAGTTTAAGGAGGAAGAAGCAGCTAAGAGTACTATACGCCCTACCCAACATGATTTTGAATGTAACACTGGGGCACATACATTTGACAGACTCAAAAACTTACAAAAGAAAGGAGTACCTAAAAATCTTACGGGAGAAGAAGTTTCAAAGATGTTAAACTTAACACACATATGTACATGCATGGGAGTAAGACCTACTACAAGAGAAGGTAAATGTAAACAGTGTGGTAAAGTAGTTGCCTTATTTAGAGGAGTTGAAGAAGAAAGTGGATAGAAAAGATTTGGCAATGACTGCCCTAGTTTTAGTTGGAGGTTTCTTTATTATATTTGGTTTACAAAATGCTTTCGGACATCCTCACGTTGAGACCATTGCCTCGTTTAAGGATGCAGTTGTTATACTATCAAGTGGAACAACATGGGGATAAAGGTTGACATTACCAGACCCGGAGATTCCAGCTACGTTCAAGTTATCGCCGGATGGTTTCAAACTTATTCACGTAACAAAGGAGCAATTTGGCGGTATAGCGTATATTTACTTAATGGGTTTGCCCGGGGACTTGGACAAATTCTTGACACTACTGGAACAAGGCAGAAAACTTACAAGAGGAAAGGGCGTGCCCGGTTACCAAGAACCCTCGAAGAAACACGACATCACTTCTAATACATTCGGAAAATTTGTATAATTCTAATAACTCTTAAATGTAACAGACATGTTGAAATACTGTGAGAGAGATTAGTTTATTAATTAGTCAATATATAAATGAAGTATCGTTTGCCTTACGTAATAAACATATGCCTAAAAATAATGTCATTCATGATGTCGTCAAAGAATATATGGGTTGGAATCTTCCCGTATCGGGATGGGATCCAATACTTAGTACTACTACTGGTAATATATGTGTGGCTTCATGTACCGACTTTGTATTTAATATTAACAATGTTACTAATAGTGCCACAGGAGATTTAACTTTTGCAACGACAGCGATTACCTCACCCACTACTATACAGGGCACACGAGTGTGGAACCATACAGCAGCTACTTCTGCTCTGGCTTCATAGTAAGTGCTATTATTGTGGGGGTTAGTTAATAATAATATGCGCCAAGCCTAATATCAATATTACGGCCAAGGCGATTACTGCTATAGTACCTTCGATCTCATTCATCATCTATATTTGTTCGTATATTCTGTAATATAAGTCTTAAGTTATCTATTGGTGTAGGTTTCCATGCCCTGTCACAGCCATTAACTTTATTGCGTATTCCATATCTACTATACATTAGTTCATAACCGTTCAATCTTAAAATCACTGTTTATAATTATGCGGTCGCACGCCACACACTGTTGTACTCCCTTGGTTAATATATTTGTTTTGTCATGTGGGCATACATAGTGATATATACTCATATTCTTACGACCCCCGATTTTCTAAGATCCTTTGTTATACTCCATGGTATTATAGAATGGTTGGCATACCACCACTTCCTCATGGCAAATTGAATTAGCTCAGTATCTAAATTCTTACTTATGGCATGACCTACCTGACATCCCCTATATGAACATTTTAACTTGTTGTTATAGAATAACGGATTATTCATCACTTGTTGTGGCCTCTAATATTCGGGGGGAATACTTATTATAACTTCTATTACTCATTTCCAAGTTAATCGTATACAACATACCATATTCTTCCCATCTTACAACAGAAGGAAGCTTAGGCATGATTCTACTCATAAGCCATTTTATACCCCGTGATTGATCATGTATTAATTTCATAATCTCTCTCCTTCATAGAATTAGATAGTTCCCATAACTTGTCTGGTAAGTGTGCCCAGCTTATTTCATGTAAGGCCAAATTCTTCATACTCTTCATTAATAAGAACTTCATACTTTCATATTCCTCATTGCCACTACTACCCGAAATAATTTATCAGGTAAGTAATTCCAACTTATCTCCATTAAGGCAATACCATATGCGCCTTCTCTTACGAACCTCATACTTTCATACTCCTACTTATATTAACAAGTTTTTTTGGGAAGTAATTCATGAATATAAGTTCACAGTGTATGCCTAATGATATGAATTTCATACTTTCACACCACGTATACCTAGTCCCAGTCTAAACAAGCTTTCTGGTACCCACAAATTCGGGGGATTCCTATTAGTAATATTTATACTCATACCCGTTCTTACGGCATGATTAATTTCCATATAAATCTTATTTTCCAATCATACCATGCATCCTTGTTCTTATTCCCCATAGAGGAGCTATACGACCCATGAGTGTTTGTAAATCCTTCGTATATACTAGTCCATATATCTTCTTATGAAAATCGTAATGTAGTCTTGCTGATTCAATCATATAGTGTATCCCTATTCTTTAGTGTATAAATTGCTATACCTACTGCCACAGTGATTAATACAAGAAACATTATACCTTCTATTAATTCCATTATAGACCTCTCACTCTCTTCATACCCCATCTTAATCTAAATAACTTTCCACAATTAGGTCAGCCTAATAGATATATATTGACAAGCTGATGCGTGTATTTATACCCAGTATATAAGAAGTAGTTTCACAACATTCAGGTATGAAATTGGCGCGTGTAGGTCGATATGGACAGTAGAAGGATTTATATTAGTCTACCGTATTTAATACCGTAGTGCCCCTCCAAGAGCCTACAAAACATTACTGTCAGTGGTTACAAACAAAAATTACTAACACAGATTATATGAAGAAGACTGGATGTCCCTTCTGTAAACAAAGAGTTATATAGGGAATCGGGGGGTGTACCGTATGGGATTATGGAAGATACTGGCAATACAGAACAGCATGCGTATAATGGTTGATTATCCTACTAGTGGAAAGTTATTTAGATTAAGATGGGGTATGAAGAGAGTGAGAGGTCTATAATGGAATTAATAGAAGGTATAATGTTTCTTGTATTAATCACTGTGGCAGTAGGTATAGCAATTTATACA